GCCTACGTCACGGTCTCACTTCCGCTTACGATTAGATTTATCTTTAACCCTGTTCTTGTCCTCTAATAGCTTGCGTTCGATGTCGACACCTGCCTTTATGCCAGCGGCCAGGGGCTTCGTAAAACGAGCCGATGATGGCACAACAGCATTCACGACAGGGATAGCCGTGTCAGCGATACCTTTGGCGATGGAAAGTGCTTTCCTAAAGAAAGATCCTGCCGAGTTCCAGGAAGCTGGATATCCGGACAGAGTACGATCTATAATTTCAGAATAGCATTGCAAAGCCTTGGCATCGTAGGGAGGGGCATCATTTGCCAACGTGATGAGTGGGTTCGCTGCGGTGGGATGTGATTCAACGATACCGCTGAATATCCACTCGAGTTTAGTTTCGTACGACAAACCAGTGAAATATGCGCCGCTCATGTCAAAACCCAGTACAAGGGAATTTGGTATAGCGGCGGTCCCTAATGGGATATTATCACTGTTGAAGGACATCCAAACTCTGCGTTCGGCACCGGATATAATACCGGTTTCGACAACCACAGGTTCATTGGTGAGTGCTACAGGGTGGTTATCCTCTACATTCATGCGGAGGTGAACCATCGCACCCTCTTCAGCTTTCATTGTGATTGAGCTGAACAGCTTGGCGTTTGCCAACGTAGTTGGTGGGCCAAATTTCTTACGCGCTTGGACAGTGCCACGAAAGGTGGAACCATCGGCGGAAAACATCGAACATGTAGTCAGTGGCCCGTCACCTTGAGGAGTGGTGTAGCATGTCACCGCACCACTCTTATGGAGTGATTCAGTAACGTTCTCCACCTTGAACGCACCGCCTGAAAGGCGAAGTAGCGCATTCTGATCCTCAAGATAATCGGACAACGGAAGAACTTCATATTCGGCTGTCGTCTCTGGATCGAAGGTATTGTCACCTGAGGCAACCTTGCACGCAATTAAGCTGCCGGAGATACGTGTTGTACCTCCGAAATGGTACTTGCTGTAGGTAGCAGGATTATTCCCGCCACCGCCAAGAAGCTCCTGATCGAAGCCCGACACGTCCCCTGATGTATGATAAGGCACAAAACAGAAGTGACAATCCCAGGCAGCGTCAGCGGAAAGGAATGAAGGCCTACTAATGGACGCTTGTAGCGGAACACTGTAGGTCAACACCCTTCCTGGTGCGCCGTCCGGCATTGGCACAATCTCCTGTGCCACATCATGGAACGGGTCGATGGCGCCTCTCACCCACCTTGCGCCTCTATCAGAGGCGCCACACTCGTGCAAGTGTTTGAGAAACTGTTCGGATTGTTGATAACTAACCATATTTGTGATGAGACCGAGTTACGGGACATTACGCACCGTAGTCCTGGCAAATAATATTCACCAGGTCTGGGTGGTTGTAGAATGCACCAGTGTGGTAGATGCCGCGGCAGATTTCAGCTGTGGTACAGCTGAGCCAGCCCCACCTATGCTCGGTAGGACCCCAGTCAACTTTCCAGCCAGACATATCTGTACCCGCTTCAATCCAATTAAAATCAGAAAGAGTTCGAGCATGGTACAGCAAACCACTCGCCTCAAAGGCGGCCTTAACGACCGGATGCATAATGAGGCCTTTCCAGGAATTGTAAACCCCCTGATTGAATAGGAGACATGCAATCTTGTGGCGTTGAAACCCTGCAATGTGGCGCAGTTCCCGAGTAAAATACGCTGCGGGAGGACCTGTGCATTTGAAGAGTTTAGCCACGCGGCTGACAGAAGGTGCAAAGGCATACCGGAAGGGACCATCAACGACATCAACAACATAGAACTTCAAAAAGTTCAAATCATGGATATCATAGGTAGCTCCACCAGTAAACCCAACACCTAAGTGTTTAGCTGCATCAGCATAGGCAGCAAAAATGTCCGTTGCAGTGGGACAATTTGGTGCCATAACTGACAAACATTGGAAAGCGCGGAGTGGAATCATTGTCCACACCACTGAGTGGATGGCGGAAGTGTAACAGGAGCCGCTATAGACCATTTGTATACGGAAACCATCTTCATCCATAGGGAAGAAGACGTGATATTTGGCTTTTGCATCTTTCAAGATGACTTTCAGCGGAGCGCGTGATGCGGTCTCCGCGTACTGTATTGTTTCATCACTGACACCTGCTTTAGAGAGCATGCGCCAGAAGAATGCATGTGGGCCAAGTCCCGTATCATGGTCAGCGGCAGCGACATCACCCCATAGGTACACAAAACCATGTGGAGTGTTGATGACGGAGCAATGGTCATCGCTGAATTGGAAGACATACGCCGTATAAGTCCCAGCTGTGAGTGCGGTGTTGAGCCAAACGGTTAGCGTGTATGCATCCATGCCAATGCAGATCACAGGAACAACCGTCCAGACGCCGATATAGATCGGTTGTCCAGAACGAAACTGTTCATACAGCCATTTTGTGGCTGGTTTGATCTCAGGGCCAATGACAACATTAGTTGCCGGGGCCACATTGACAATGATGCGAGTTTTAACACGCAGGGGCTTATCGCCCCGCTTGGCAGCAAGTGTTTCATTGCTTTTGCTAAACACCTTATGAGGCGCACCAGCTGAGTTGGGATCTACACCGTGCAATCGAATCCTTGCCATAGCACTGCGATGGAGCTGAACATTGTTGGAAAGACCGTTCAGAAAGTTCTCTTGAAGCTCATGAAGAGATTCTTGAGAAGATGGAGACTGAACATAGTCTATCATCAGTTGCTGAAGAGCCTGGATAGGTGGACTAGCCCAATTACGAACCTGCACATGATGTGGTACTGCGCGTTCATTGAAAACACGGGATACAAGTGCAGAAAGGAGGGCGAGATCACCATTTCCAGGTGCCAGAAACTGACACCCAACATTTCCCCAGATCGTTTGATATGATTTCGGTTTAGCAAGCATTGTTGCCCGAAGATCATTTGTTTTGATCTTGGGAGTCAGGTGGAGAGGACCATCATTTAGTGCAGCCCTGAAAGCTGCTACAGATTGATCATCTTCTCCAACAAGCAGTGGATTTGACAAGTTTTGATATGTCCGAAAGGGAAACACAGAACGACTTTCATACGTAGCACGCGCCGCTTCCATCGTTTGATGGTCAGTAAGCGGCCTAGCTGTATGTAACATCATCTTGCTCATACCAGGAAGTTGATTGTTTGCGAGGTGCAGAAAACCGTGAAGAAACATTGACACACGAATCGTCATTCCCATTAATGCACCACGTAAAAGCCGAATAAACAGCTGCGATGGTGCACGCAATTCAATGACAGTAACATGGAGCAGTTCAAAGCCTAATCCTTGAAAAAGACAGGCGACCAAACTCATGTCGAACCACCACACTTGAAAACAGAGTAGTGATTCTTCAAAAATAACTTGTCCAGTACCGTAACCAAGTCCTGATAGGCGCATTATTATCGCGAGCAGAACAGGACCGAGTCCGGCAATGACGTCGATTTCGATGTCGTTGAGATGTGGGAAATGTGAATTTGTGCGTGGAGTAGTAACCTCACGGTAAATCGTCTCGTAAAACACGAGAAGAGCGATCAACACAAGGAAGAAAACTTTTGAGATGCGAGTACGAGGAACCCAGTTCTGGGCTGCGTCGTCTTGCATCATATGGAGCATGCCAGCATTGGTGGCATTTTGATGCGCATAGTGCGAGCGCAAAGCTTCCACATTTGGACGCCAGCGTGCTTCAAGATCAGGGAAACGATCAACAAGCAATGTCACATCAGGGCACTCTTTCCTGATACACATCCAACTGTCTGTTGATTTGAGCCAGATGGAGTGTATAGAAGAACAGGAACGAAAAACATGGTCGATGGAGCTGTGAACCATAACGCCCATCGTGTCAACACCCAGACCTTCTGTGGCAGCTTCTGAAACTGCAACATGCTGGCCGGTTAGACGAGATAGAAAGTTAGGTATAACACCTTCACCAAATTTGCGCACCTGAACTTCCACTTCAGAGAATGTGGGTTGAGTGACAAAAGCCTGCGGACGGCTACATGCACGGGGGATCTTCGTGAAGAAGAGGATTTCTCCAGGATCGTGTTGACATCGTAGGAGAGGTGTCCATGCCCATGAACAAGCCGTTGTTGAATCCTTGATTTGCAAAAAACCAGACGGGGGGATACATGTTGTATCATGGCGATAGGGCGGTGTGGCGCCGGAATCAGGAAAATATTCAACCTGATTTCCATAGTAGCGCCAAACTGCCTCTGTAGAAGCGCCATAATCACCCCCTGGCAAGTATTTCCGAGCAATGAGGAGGAAGTCACACTGGTTACCCATGCCATCAAGCCATGTTGCATCCATCTTATCCGGACCATCGGCATAAATGTCGATTAGGATGTTGATATCAGCAGTTGGTAATCGAGGCTGTTCAGGGCCACTAAAGCGTGCGACATCCGCGGTTTCTACAATTTCACGGTGAGTATATACCGTTACTTCATGTAGATCGCGTCCTAATTGCGTGTCGGCCAATAAGGCCTTCCACGCCTTCTCGAAACGCCCGGACTGCCCATACACTTCTTGGATCACCCATTTATTCCTCTCTGGATGCGCGGCCATCAATGACAAAACTTTTGTCAAGATAATGCCGACAAACACAGAACGGATGGATGCACCAAGAGGATGTGTGGTGTCCAGGCTAATTTCGCGCAGACGTTCAGGGCCAATGCCTGTCTCTTCTAAAATTGAGGCAGACTGATGTTTGGCCACGAGATACTTGCGACGTTCGTTCTTTGCAATAAGCATGCTGAGTGCATCCTTCAAATTGTTCACAGGGACCGGTGTTTTCTGTTTGTCACCGGGCGGTTTCTGGGCAGTCGGTCTTTTGCTGTCCTTACCTTTATCCTCAGAATTTGATAGGATGTCCACAGTATTCTTCTGCGGTGGTTTTGTAGAAGTCTCCACTGACTTGGGGCTCTCAAGTTTTGCTACATCGCTTGTGCGGTCTGCATTGCTGGAACCCTCATTTGTGCTAGCGGTCTTCTTTTCATTAACAATCGGTGAGACATTCTTTGCTCTTTTACTTCGAGCTTTGCGG